AATGTTGGTCGTGCCGTTGAAGCACAAGCAGCACCAGCAGCTGGTAGCTCATATGACGATGTCAATGATGACATTCCATTCACGTCTGACGGCGGTACTTCTACCGAAGGAGACGATGATGACATCAGCTACTTTGCTAAGCTTGCGCGCGGTTAATACCGCATCTGCTTAGTAAGCATATAACCCCATGGCGCTGCCGGTTACAATTGGACCTGCAGCGCCATTTACGTTTTGATTGACGTTGCTATTTGAGACATTATGTACGTCTCCTCCACGGCTGACATTGTTGATAATTGTCGGACCTCCTCCTGCATTTGGATTAGTCGATACGCCTGTCGCCGTATCATTTGGAACCGATGAAATTTTGGGTTCGGCCTTCTTAATAACTTCTCCAGTGTTAGGATTCATACCTGCATATTCATACACGGGCGCGGGAATTGCAGCTGCCGCCAAATTCATAGGTGAATACCACGCACTGTTTGGGTCTTTACGTGGTAATACGTTTTGTAGAATTGTCTTAATGAATTGGTCAGTAAGATCTGTCATGTTAGATGCAAAGTTAGCAATTTTACCTGGCATAGCAGCAAACCAATCTCCTATAGCAGAAATTGTATCTTTGATGGATTGTAAAATTTTGTCAAATATGTCCTGGAAAGAAAACCCATCTAACATTTTTGATATCTTATCAGCACCAAATAGATCAAATATCCAAGATAGTGCTCCTTTCCATGTATCAAGTATTCCACCTACCAATACGCTGATAACGCCCTGCACCCCGAACTTTTCAAATGCCTCAACAAATTTATCAATCGAAAACTTTTCTTTGAGGTAATTGAAGTAGTAAACTACACCATCAACAATACCGCTGACTAGCTTTGATATTAAATCAGTGAATGAAAAACTATCAAGTAATTTTTCGGCTTTGTCAAATCCAAGTGCACCTAATAGCCAGGACACGCCATCTTTCAATAAGTCTAGCAAAGAACCTATCAATGAATTTAGTAGTCCGCTGATACCGCCTTTGAATGCTCCAGCTATACCTCCTTCTTTATAACCATCAATTGCTCCGATGATTGTATCCCATAGGCCCATGATGACCGTCAGAGGCCATGCAATCTTACCAAGCAACTTAATGATTGATTTACCAAATGATTTACCAAGGTCGAAGAAAAACTTTAACTTTGAAAATACTTTTTTGAAACTATCTAGGAATCCACTGTTACCGCCCATAAAGAACTTAACACCCTTTCCAATGAAATCAGCAATTTCTCCGACAAACGAAAAGATTCCTTTACCTTTTACAAATAGTTTTCCAAAGATATTTTTTATACCTACGATAAGTTTTCCGACGATATCTTTACCAAAATCGATCAAGGATGTTATCTTTTCGCCGATCGTTTTGACTAATCCACTGATAGCCTTTCCAATTTTGGTTTCGCCGAAAGCAGCTTTAATGAATGATGCTAATTGTTGGATTGCACCAACTATGCTGCCAATTAAGAATGACCCAGCAGCTAACAGCAGCATCAATGGACTCTTACCAAGGTTGCCTGTCACATCGCCAAATGTAACTCCGCTGGTACCTTTATCCTTCTTCTTATTATTCTTTTCGTTGAGGCGTGCATCCTCGGCATCTTCACGTTGATTCTGAATTAACTTTAAGCTGTTCTTAACGGTGTCCTGTGTCAATAACAATATGTCGCTCATAACTTCACCAATGAACTCCAAGAGAACTGGAACATCCTGTATGTATTTCTTAGCATCAGACGAAGCCAACACATCCTGATGTGACAATACTTCGTCGAGCAACAATTCCTCAGTCGCGTTTGTATCGCGTAAATAATCAATTACGGTAGACAGCGTTTTTTGGTCAGTTAATTCTGCTGGCATTTTATTTGTTGCGTTTCTTGTTCTCTTCTTCTATGTAATTTTTGAGTAGGTGCACATAGATTTCCCTCTCCCATGGAATCATATCTTCAAGTTCAGACAAACTATAATGATGGTGTTGCATCAGCGCAAAATTTGTCTTGTATAGATTAACCAATGATTCATGCGAGAGGCTTACCCGAAAAAAGATTGGACACCGCTTATTGTGTGGGTGTTATCACATTTACATTTGGTGCATCCAAACTCAACAGTATGTTCGACCTTAGGAAGATTCATAATGAAGCTTTCGATCTTTTGCATCTGTGCTCGATTTAATGAACCGATAAATGATTCTAAATCTTGACGTGTTGAGTTATCCTTTAGATAAACTGTAGTGTCATCATAAATATGATCAATACATGCGATGACGCTATCAATCATTTGATCTGCGCCCGTTGCATTTTTCTTTGAAGCAATGCGCGAAAGATCTTTCATATTCATTGGCTTCATACAAACGCCAATGGTATCTGTCAACTGAATTTTAGAAGGTGGAAGTGTAGACGATACGGTAATCTTATCAAGATCAACATCGACATTATTGACAGTTTCGCATTCATTGCACTTAATACCAATCGTCGAAATTTCACCAACGCTTTTAGCACGCAGTTTAATGAATATGTATTCAAGATCATATGAAGCCAACGCGTCTGGGTCAACCTTACCATATGTACATGCACGGACAACATCCTTGATAGATGTCATGATTTGTCCTTGGTCTTGACTTTCTTGTGCAATAAGAAGAACCTTTTCTTCCTTAACCAGGAATGGTCGATATTCAATGAGTACTCCAGTTGAAGGAATTTCAAGCGAGTACTTAGGAGATGTAATGATTGGTAAACTCATAAATCTATATATTCATTAATTTGGAATTGGCTCAACTTGAAAGCGATTAAAGGTTAGAGTGCAACTGAAACGTGATATTGTCGATTCGGCGCTGTTGTCTAAGAATAGCCCTTTTGACGCAAGAGGGTATGCACCTAACAGTTTCACTCCATACTTAATGTTGTCATTTTCATCGAGCTGCCAAATGATGATGTCTCTTTTGTATGCTTCATCATATTCGGCTAGGTAACTGCTTTGGTTGATAATGATTGCAGACCATGCATCGATGATCTTCTTTGGCATAAAATCATTTGTTAAGTTAAAGACAATTTCAATATCATCTTCATCATATCCAATTGGAATCTTAATTGTATGATTCCAAATTGCATACTCAAATGTATTGATAGCACGGCCTGGAATACTGATGTTATCAACCAAGAAGTTTAAATCTTCAATTGTGTTTTTGTCTAAACCTGGTATAGTAACTGGCCCCGCTAGCAGTCCAGTGAAGTCAACTTTGAATCTGTTAGGACGCGCTAATCCACCGCGTCTACTAATTACTCCTTTTATGTCGGTGATTGTTGCCATATTATAATGCTAAATTTTTAGAAGTATTCCAAATGTTGCGATTCTTTTCTCCGACGAAATCTTCAGTTGGCATAAATAACGCAATCTCCCATTCAGATGGCGGAATCTCCACAGTATGACTTACGACATGTGAGTAGAGGTAGTGTTTAAAGCAAGGAGCAAAAGCTCGTAGCTTGCTCGCACGTGATAACGTACTATATGCTAAACGAAATCGAGTCGATTCATCCATCTTGTCGTTATTGAGAAACGACTGCAGTTCATCAAAGAAAACTGCGCGTGCACGTGGTGAAAGGTAATGTAGGTTAAGCCCATAGAAACCTTTTTCGGCTGGACCCACCATAAGGATTAAAGGAAAGCGGTCATAGTATGGTAATGTATCCTTTCCTTTTGGATCGTATAGGAACATAAACATGCGACCAATTAAAGGCTTCTTGCGACGTGTCAATCTATCATCTGTCAATACTCGTTGTGAGCCGACATTTGACATCTTACGTAGTCTCTGAGTAAACCACTTACGAGACTTTTCAGTGTATGGTACTATTCCAGCACGCTCAGCGCGATCTTGGATTTTAGCAAATATAGAAGCCATATCTGCTATTTATATGTGTCACGTTAACAGCTTGATGCCTAAGTTTTTAAGGGTATGTTCTGTCCAAATTTCGAATATGCAGTTACGATCCTTTGCATATTCGGTTGCGGCTTCCCACTTTGAGATGTTCTTGACATATGTCATAACCTCCTTTATGTAAGCCGGTGTTTTGCGACTGCGCGGACGAGGTTCTTTTGTTTCCTTTTCAGGTTTAATCTCAATAAAGTAAGTTTGGCCCGTCTTAAATGTAACCTTTAGATCAACGAAGTAACGGTGTACTTTATTGTCTGTCTTGCAACGATAAGGTATGATCGTTTCTTCACTGTTCCATTTTTTAACGTTATCATTCTCGTCTAGGAACTTAAAAACCTGTCGTTCCCAAAGCGAGCGATAGGTAACCTTTGTATAGTCGCCATCATACTTGCCTGGGTTCTTGACTCGATATGTTCCGCGGTATGCCATATAAATAGATTCATAGTATTTATATGCAACTTTTCAATTCCGCAGTAATACCGTCAGCTGTACCAATGACGCAATGGTCGGCTGGCAATGTATTATTTTACCCAATTGATATGGGATCAGATCCAGTGAAGACTCCCAATGCAATAAGCGTCAATCGACCAATTATTATGTTTACGTGTGCATCGCGTGTTACAAATGGGAATTCACAATACATCGGTTTTCCGATTCCACAAGGTATTGAATTTTCAGATGGAGCAAGTTATGATGATGCTACATTGGGATATGGAGGAGCTGCAATAGCGACAATCGCAGGCGCTGCATCAGATTTAATGTCTTCAGCTAGCCGAGCTGACAAGGCAAGTGCGCTTATGGGCGGCGGTGGGATTGATCAATTGAAAGGACAGTTTGGAGATGTGGGAGCCAAGAGTGTCGCGATGGCGCTAGCGGGTAGTTTAGACGAAGGCACAAGATCTGCTGTAGGTATTGGAATGAAGATGTCAATGAACCGACACATTATGACCGAATTTACTGGTATTGGCACACGTTCGTTTGGTTTCAAATTCAAGCTTGTTGGTTCATCTAAGAAAGAGTCCGAAATCATTCGTAATATCGGCACTGCATTTCGTAATGGGTTATATCCAGAAGCCGATGTACTTGCGCTGAAATATCCACCTACATGGACTATTCGTTTTATGATGGGCAATGATGATATAAGTTATCTTCCCAAGATTTGGGAATGCTACTTAACGTCTCTAAATGTGTCATACAACGGGTCGGCTAATCTTTGGCATACCGACGGTTCTCCAATTGAATGCGATATTACTGTATCGTTTAAAGAAACACGAGCGCTGCGCCATCAAGATATTCGGGCGCTTGAAGATAATGCGTTTATCAATATTCCCCCACAGAGTCGCGATGGTTATACTCTGCCACAGACTGAACCGTTGTTTACAAACAGCGAAACAACCGACGTAGTAAGATTTATAGAACAAGCCGGACCTCCTGCTCCACAAAACTAAATGAAATACTTCCGTAGCTTTCCAACAGTCCGATATGATACGTTAGGTGATGGTGTATCTTCACTGATGACTGACTTTACGCCTAACTTTAAAGTTAGAAACGCAAATCTAATTAAGAAC